TGCGGCGACATAGGTCTCGACTGCTGCAGCATCTGCCAGATCAGGGCGGACCTGAATGTAGGACTTCATGCTACTTGCGCTCCGACTGCAATCGTTGCGACGGTGGTGCCGTCATTGCTGACGATGACGTTGACCTTCCCATTGGCAGTGACAAACTGATCACCGATCGGGAAGTTCGACTTACGCTGGGCGCCTGCTGTGAACAGTAGAATGTATGCATCCAGTGCGGTCTTGTCTGCGATATCCAGACGCTGATGTGTGTACGCTTTAGCCATGACGCTTTCTCCTTGAGTTTTATCTTTGGATGGACCTCTACCCGGCCCAGGGTTAAACTTTGTTATCTTCCCGGTCCTCTCATTAATGCGCTATTCAGTTCTGCCATTCCCTGACCCTCACCACCGAACATCGCAGAACCACCCATCAGATTCTGCATCATTGATCCGCCAGGTGCCTGGCCTTGTATCGGGTCCAGTTGACCACTCGGCATTCCACCACCCTGCATACCGGCTAACCTCTGTTGCCAGTTCTGCCCCGGCTGCCCGGGTTGCTGCATTGCTCGTTGCTTATCCATCGGATTGAACGGAGATGGAGGTGGGGCATATCCAGGTTGTGCTGGTCCTCGGCCTGCAAGCGGATCACCTAATCTGGGATCGCGTCTGCCAGGCATGGGATTTCCGCCATATCCTGGCGCCGGCCCCTGTTGTGGAGGACCCATCGGTCCACCAAACCTACCGGCAACTGGTGGAGGTCCCATCGGCGCAGATGGTGTGCCTGGCATCGGCAGGTTTCCGCCCATTGGACTGCTTGTTGGTGTTCTGAATCTCATGTCATCATCCTCGGTGGTCTACGCTTCTTCTTGCAGGGCATCACTGTACCCTCGACGGTGGATCGGGTCTCAGGGTCTCGATGGTCTGAGCCCGGGTCAGGTCAATGTCGGCCGCCTTCTGCAGTGGGTCGAGTTCGGCGCCCGGCAGCGCTGCCATGATCTCCGCGGTCTCTGCCTGCTTCTTCTGGGCATCCGCATTCTGCTGCTTGGTCTTAGCCTCGGTAGCCGCATTCTGCAGGGTCATCGCGACGGTCTTCCACTGCTGGTTCTCCTGCTGCAGGGTGGTCAGCTGTTGCGTCTGCTGCTCGATGGTCTGGTTCATCTTCTGCAGTTGTTGCGTCGTTGTCTCCAGGGTTGTCATGGACTCGTCAAGAGCCCTGGAGTACTTGGCATACGGTTGCAGGGCCGCCCGGAGGATCGCGCTCGAGACATCGGCCGGCATCATCCCCTGCGCTACCATCGGCAGCACGGTCGAGGCGAACCCACCGACCGAGGTCAGCATGTCCTGCCGGGTTGACCTCTCCATGAACTCGTCCTTCGCTACCGTGCTATCGCTCTCGATGTCGATGGAGTAGTCCATCAGCGTGTCACTGCGGAGGATAGCCAGAACCTGCGCGTTCAGTTCGACCTGGGTCAACCGGGTCAGGTTCGCGTCGGTGAAGTGGGTTGTCAGCAGCTGGGCCATGATCCTGAACATTGCCCGGACCGTGTACGATACCTGATCCCGCTTGCGGGACAGTCTTATCCCCACCCATCTGCCCTTCAGTTCCTGGGTGCCTACACCCTCGTTCGCATTGCTCACGCCTCGGACGATATCCGCGATACCCATGACCTCATCGACCGCGGCCTTTACGAACTGTATCTGCTCGGTCAGCTTGCCCAGGACGACCATCTTCTCCTCGAGCGGCAGCGAAAACATCACTGCCTCGAAACCCTGTCCAGACATCCGTTGTGCGAGGTTTGGAACTGCCAGGGACTCACCATCCTCCTGGTCGAATATGTCCGCCAGTTCAGGCATGCCTGCATCATGAGCCCCGGTGGCCCGGAGTTGATCGAGCAGTGCCATGCGCCTCTTCTGCAGTCGATTCATCTCCTTGTCGTATGGCTCGATGAACTCATAGTCTGCCTTCGGGATCAGTTCATCCGAGGGTATGTTGGTCATCAACGGGACCGGTATCGGGTAGAAGGTGTCGAGCCCCAGCGGGTCGTTGTTCACCTCGATCGGGACGTCCTCATTCTTGGCAACAAACAGCTGCTTCAGGTTCGGCTTATCCCATATCTCGTATATGTCGTAGGTCCTGGACCTCCAGTCATTCGGGTTGCCCTTGTCGTTGGGGTCCTTGCTTGCCTTGATCTGTCGGCCGAACCTTTCCTTGATCTGCTCGCCGGTCATGCGGTGCCTGAAGTATATCCAGTCGCATGCCTTCCAGGAGTTACACGGTTCCCAACCGAACCGGTCGTATGTAACGAACTCCCACTCCATGTCCTGCTCACCGATCACCTTCTCGGTACGCTTGCCAGCCTCCTCGAATGCCTTCCAATCGTCACCATCCATGTGGTATTGGATGTTGGGTGGTGGTGGTTCTTGCTGGATCGGCTTTTCGATGATCTGCGAGTACAGCTTGACCCGGATCACGCCCAGGCCGACAGACAGGAAGTCGTCAACGGTCCGGTGCATGTTGTCATCGAACGACTGCTTGTCTACGAAGTGGGCAATGCCACGTTCCAGGATGTCGGACGCCTTGCGGAAATCGGGATTCTTCTCGTCGTTCTTGGGTCTGACATCAGGGACCGGCTGGCTGGAGTAGACGCCGGCATGCTCGACCTGTACCACCGACCAGTATAGCGGGACATATTGCTCGTCATCCTCGACATAATCGTCGTTGAATATCTCGGCAACCTCGTTGGCCCGTTTACGCCAATCGTCGTGTGCCTTCTCCTCTGCCTTGATTCGCTTTAACCACACCTTCTGCAGCTTGATAGCCGCCTCATCGGGTTGTGGATCGGGTTCTTCGCTGATGACAGGATCAAGGTCAATCTGGCTCATAGTCGTACCTTGTGATGGCAGGGTAGGTGGTTGCGAGCGCATTGCACCTCGAACAAATGATACATCTGGGCGCCGGCACCTGCAACATCAGTACTTCTTCTTGCGAAACCTGGGCGGCATCAGCTTCTTGATCGGCACACCGTGCGTCAGCACTCCCCGGTCGTCGGTCTTCTTCCTGGGTGGTGAGGCTGCCCATAAGACCTCGAGCCGCAGGAAGAAGTTGGCGCCGGCGTCCACCCGGTGGTCCTGCTTCGAGGCCGGGAACCGCATCAACTCATCGATGGTCTTGTCGCCTATCGAGTCGGGCGGGAAGTAGATGTTGCCGGCCGACATCATGGCCTGGTATGGCCGGGCCATCGCACTCTTGTCGGCGTTGCGACTGACCCACTCGAAGGTGAAGTAGGCATTCTGCTCGCGCATCTCCCGCAGGATGTAGGGCTCGGACGCCCGGCGTATCACACCGGTCTCGCCTATGATCTCCATCGGTCGGTATATCTTGCCCAGGGTGATCAGCTGGGGAATCCAGATGTCCATCGTCACATGACCGTACCACTCGTCCAGCTTGTAGCACTTGGCATACTCATCGACGCACCACACCTCGATGCATGTGTCGTCGGCATTCTCCTCGGCCGATACCGCGGAGTCGAATGCCAGGTAGTGGTTCACGTTGGGTGGTCTGACGTTCCACCTGCGGTCCCACTCACGCTTGAAGAACAGACCCTCCTCGAGTGCCGGCCGTTGCTGATACAGGGACGCCCAGGACCTGGGGTTGATCTTCTTGTCGTTCCAGTAGCCCTCACCGAACCACTCGGGCCATATGTACTCCCCGATCTCCCGGTGCAGGACGTCGTCCTCTCGCTCGCACTGGGCAGGCATGCAGAGTACATACCACACGTTGCCATCGCGGCACACCATGTAGCCTGACTCGCCGGCGTATCCCTCGGGCAGCAGGCGGCCCATTGTCTCGTCCTCATGCCATCGGGTGCCGATCCCCAACTCCCAGGCCAGCGGTTTCTTGCGGGACCGGGCGTCATCGATGTATGCGTTGTATGTGTCCTCGCGGATGGTCTCGGAGTCTGCCTCCTTCCGACCCTTGGTGATGTCGTCCCATATGAGACCGTCGCACCGGAACCCGGTGATGCCTGACAGGATGCCGGCCGACTTGTAACTGCTCGAGGTCTCGGTCTCCCAGTTGTCCGCGGCCCGTGTGTCCGGGTTGACGTTGACGCCGAACACCGATCGGTATCCGCGGCTGGCGCATATCTGCCGGGCTCGCTTGCCGTGCCGCTTGCAGATCGTGTCACCGTATCCGGTCAGGATCACCTCGAGCCCAGGCTTGCGCCCCATCTCCCAGGTGGGGAATACGACGGTCCCGTAGGTGGACTTTGCCGATCCCGGCGGCATCATGACCATCACCCGGCGGCATATCTGCCTGGCGTATCCACACCCTGCGGTGTAAGGCCAGCACTCACCGTCGTCGTCAATGTAGTACTGCAGGTTGCCGTCAACCATGTCCTGGCATGCGTTGAGCAGCAGGATGTGGTGGGCTGCCAGTTCGGTCTCGACCACCATGTAGGACTGATCGGCTACCTCATCAAACTCGGCGCCAAGCCGGCCTGCGGCGTCCTCGGTGAATTGGTCCTCGAGCAGTGGGTTCAGGTCCGGGAGTGGGACGCCCGGGATGTCGATGAACTTTGCGTATTCAGTTAATCGAGTTGCTGCCCGGCGCCTCTGCATCAGCATCGCGGCTGCCTGCTCGGGCGATAATACCGGCAAGGTATTCGTTGCTGAACTCGTTGGGGTCGCCTTCAAATGGTTTCTCCTGAACAGTCACTGACTGTAGTCGGGCATGGCAGTAGGGTGCCGCTGCCTTCGCTGCCTCGAACCGCAGGGATGCTGCTGCCTCGGTGTCTCGCATGATGTTGAGCAGGAAGTCGAGTGGTGTGATGCCTGCCTTAAGCCTGGCTATCCGGGCGCCCAGGGACTGTTTGTTCTTGGCACCCTTCGGGCGTCCACCCTTGCTCTTCGTATTTTCCATTTAAAATACTCCAAAAATACTTATTAAACAGGTTTCTTGGGTTTATAGTTGGCGTTTCCGAGGTTTCTGTCAATTTCCTTCTCGAAGGGTGTCTTCCGGGCATACTTGTTCTGATCCTGGATGCCTCCGCGGAACACGGCAATCTTCTTGCCCTTCTTGTCGGTGATGTAGTGGGTTGGTGTGATTGTGGATAGCTTCTTGATGCCCATCACCCTGTCCCGTGTCTCTCAACTCTCATTCAGCTTACTCCATATGTCGTCCAGTGCGTCCTTCATGTCCTCGGGTGATACCGGGTGAGTTGTGGACCTCCACCATGTCTGCTTCTGATGAAATGCCGGGGCAACCAGGCCGGCACCGAACACCGAGTGATGAAAGATGGCCTCACCCAGGCAGTGCAGTTGACTCTGCCTGTCCTCGATGTCGAACACCTCGTAGTGGTCTACGTCATTATCTTTGTC